TTCCTCAAAATAAATCAAATCCTCAATCTAAAGACGTTGTGAAAACTATTGCTCAAACAAATGTTGAAGATATTGGTAAAGGATTTTATAATGTCAATATGGAAAAAACTAATAAGAAACATGATGTCTTTAAGAACTTTAAACAGAGACCAGAGAACGCTGGTGCAGGTTTTTATAATCAAAATACGTCAAAATAACTCTCCTATATAAAATACTGAATCAAATATTATGCCATTACCAACCATTGAAACTCCAACATATGAGTTGAAGTTGCATTCGTCAAACAAAAAAATTAGATATCGACCTTTTCTTGTTAAAGAAGAGAAAGTTTTGATTATTGCTTTAGAATCAAAGGATCAAGCTCAAATTACACATGCTGTAAAAGAGGTCTTAAAAAAATGTGTTCTTACAAAAGGTGTTGATATAGATAATCTCCCTACATTTGATATCGAACAATTGTTTTTAAACATTCGTGCTAAATCTATTGGAGAGGATATCAAACTGACAGTAACATGTCCTGATGATGGAGAGACAAAAGTTCCAGTCACAATATTTGTAGATGAAATTAAAGTTGTCAAACCAAAGGGACATACAAAGGATATTAAACTTGATGATCAAATGACTCTTCGGATGAAGTATCCATCACTGAATCAGTTTATTGAAAATAACTTTAGCACAGATGATGAAACAGAAATCATGGTTGATAAATCTTTGAAAGTTATCGCTGATTGTATGGATACAATTTTTACAAAGGAAGACGCTTGGGATGCAAATGATTATACTCAAGATGAAAGATTTAATTTTGTAGAACAATTAAGTTCAAGTCAGTATAAAAAAGTAGAGAATTTTTTCTCAACGATGCCTAAATTATCACATAAGATTGAAGTTGTAAATCCAAACACAAAGGAAAAGGGTAGTGTCGTTTTGGAGGGTTTGGCTGATTTTTTCGCCTGAGTATTGCAAGAGAGGATCTTGAATCTTATTTCCGTACCAATTTCGCTCTCATGCAATACCATAAATACTCTTTGACGGAACTTGAAAATATGATGCCTTGGGAACGAGACATCTATATTGCTCTTCTTTCGGAGTACGTTGAAAAAGAAAATCTAAAGAGAAAACAACAAGAGGGTGTTGCAAAGTATGGATGAAGATCAACAACAACAAAATAACAAAATAGACATAGATAGTTTCTTCAATCGGGTTGATGCAGTTGAAGGAATAGCTAGTAAGGCCTTAAAACAAACTAATCTTAATGCAAATGCCATACAAGCAAATAAGACGTTGATTAATAGTATCTCGGTCACGATTGAAACGATGAAGACAGAGATTAGAGATATAGCAAATTACATTGTATTAGAAAATAAACTTGAAAGAGATAAAAAGGAAGATGAAAAATTTGAAGAACAAGATAAAAAACAAAAAGAAGCAGTAGAAAAAAGAATTAAGGAAGTTCAAGGAGCTCCTCCAGAACCTAAAGATATCAAAGATGCAGGCGATGAAAAACAAGGGCCAAAAACAGGCGGAGGTTTTCTTGGTGGTTTATTTAAAGTTGTTGCTGGTTTAGGACTTGCAGCGGGACTTCTTGCTTTAGCTCCTTTTATCGGAACAGCACTTGTAGTTGGTGCAAAGGCATTATTAGTAGGTTTTATTTTAGCGACAGTTTTACCTCCAATAGTGAAACTGATTAAGAAATTCATACAAGAACCGATGAAATACATTGCAATTGCAATCAGAAATACTCTTGGAAGAATACCTTTAATTAAAGGCCCTGCACTTGCTTGGGCTGATAGTATTGAAAGTGGTGCGGAAAAAATATCTGGGAAACTTGATGCAGATGCAATTACGTCAAAAATTCAAGGCGGTGATACAGGAGGTGGCGATGGTACTGTTACACCAGAAGGAGGTGGAGGAGGTCAGGAGGTTTCTGACTCTAACGTGGGTTTAACTGATGAAAATATAGCTGAGAGCGCTGAGAATATTAATAATTCTGTTGATGAAAATGATAATAAAAAAATGAAAGTCACAAAAGGAAAACAAGATAGGACACTTGAAGATTTAGAGAGAGAATACGAAGCGGGTCTAGCTAAAGTTCAAAAAATGAAGGATGAAGGAAGAAATGTAGAAATGATTGCATTTGAACAACGTAGGGTTGATCTTACAAAACATGTTCTTGACATGAAAAAAGCAGAAATGGGACTTGGAAGTCAAGAAGATAAAGACATAGGCAGGATGCTTAAAGAAGCTGGTATGGGTGAAGGAAAATCCTCATATTCAGCTACCAGAGAGTTTAAATTTGTAGAACCTGCCGATGAGGGAAAAGATCTGTCCATGAACCTCTTGCAAAACTCTGCAAGCGGTAATAATTCTATTGCTAAACCTCAAGTAACAAATGCTGAAATTAAGAAAGCTACTTCATTTGTTTCAGCTGCAAAACACACTAAAAATACATATGCAAATGTGATTGATGATAAAAAATTAAAAGATCTCTTCATTAGATCAATAGGATAATGGCTGAAACTAAAATACTTTTTACCAAATGCAATTTGCTTCCTAATGGATGTTCATTAGAGGAACAGTATAATATAGTTGCAGGAGCTCCAGAGATTGATTACTTTGAGAGTATCATGGATACCACGATATCAATGACTCTTACATTTATTGATATTGACCAAGTAATAACTAGAAAGGGAATTACTGGGGGAGAACTTATTGAATTGACAGTCAAGGATGGTGATGAGGATGAATTTAAAATCACTAAAGATCATAAGATGATGTTAAATGCAGTAACTAATATAAATTCAACAGGTCACTTTCAAGAGGCAACTTTAGAATTTGTTTCACAAGAAGTAATTATAAATGAAACCTCAAAATTAAATAAAAAATTTAAAGGTAATATTTCTGATACTGTAAAAAAAATATTACAGGATGAAAGTTTTAAGAAGGGAATTAAAACTAAGAAAAAATTATTTGGCCCTAAAACAGAGAAACTTTCTGACGGAACTGAGATTAAAGAAAGTAGAGCAGCTAACTCATACTCTTTTGTTGGTAATTTAAGAAGACCATTTGATACAATTCAATGGTTGTGTTCAAAGACTCAAGCTTCTAAGGATAGTTTTGGTTTTTTATTCTTTGAAACTCTAGATGGATATCATTTTAGATCAATTAAAAGTTTATTAGAACAAGAACCATTAAGATATGAACAACCAGAAAGACCAATCTTAGATCAAGCCACAATTATACAAGCCAGAGTAAATCAAACAAACGATATATTTGAAAATTGTAGATTGGGAATGTATGCAAACAAAACCATATATATTGACATTGAAAATCAGGGGGCTCAAGTAGTTGATTTTGATGTTGAACAATTAAAATTGAAAAAGAAACTTAAATTAAATGGTCTTGAGAAAGTGCCAACTCGATTAATGCTTCGTATTAATGATTTTGGAGTTGCACAAAAAGACTCAGCAAAAGCTTTTAATGTACCAGCGAGTGAGCTTGCCAAAGACTTTAACAAGTCTTATATTAGAAATAACATGTTGTTTTCGCAATCTATAAGTATATCAATTCCATTAAATACAACATTAAGAGCTGGTATTGTGATTGATGTTAGATTGCCTTCAAAAAAGGATGATAATGAAGGAAGCTCACAGACAGATTCTTATGGAAGCGAAAAGAGCAACGACCCCAGTGGAAGGTACTTGGTCTCTGAATTAAGACATCTAATAGGTCGTAACGTTGCGGAAACTCAACTTACTTTAATTCGTGACACCTTTACCGCTTAAATAGTAAAAAATAGCTAATCTTATGAAATCAATCGAAGATCACATGGAACACGATAAGAAAATTATCGATGATCCACAAGCAAACCCAGCAGCAAGAAGACATGCAAAAGAAGAATTGCATGAGCTTGAAGAATATGCAGAACATCATAAGGAAGAAATCGCAGCAGGAGATCATCATGATCCAAATGCCTTAGAAGTATTTTGCGACTTACATCCAGATGAACCAGAGTGTCTAGTGTATGACGATTAATTAAATGTATAATCCAACAGCTACTAACTTCGTAGGAAAAGATCCAATGCAATGGTGGATTGGTCAGGTGACTGATCCATCTAAAGCTTTTTGGAATAAATCTCAAGAGAAACAAGTAGGTAGAGATGGTAAAGATGTTTATTCTCATCGAGTTCGTGTTCGTATTGTAGGATATCATGGTAGTGATTCTGATTTACCTGATAAAGATTTACCTATGGCACACGTTCTCATGCCTCCTGGCGTTTCAAGCACTGGTGGTCGTGGAAAAACCATGAACTATCAGGGTGGTGAAGTTGTAGTCGGATTTTTTCTTGATGGTGCAGATGGACAACAACCAGTCATTTTTGGAACTTTATTTAAACAAGCTTATGTTAGAGACAGATTAAATAGAGGAAAATTTGATGCGTTTCAACAAACAGAATTTATACCATATACACCACCAGAAGTAAGACAGAAAGCTGGTAAGGATAAAGTTTTTAAAGGGAAAAATGAAGAGAATGGAAAAGAAGAGTGGCCAGGTGGAAGAAGAAATATTGCAAAAACTGATGAAAAAGGTAAAATCATTACAAATGAAAGCATAGCAACAGGACAAACAAATTCACAAACCAATGTTAATGTTGAGAATTCTACTGCGTGTGAGGATAATGAAATATCAAAAATATCAAATGCATTAAAAGCATTTACTAAAGAAATGAATGGTGTTGAGGACATCGGAGAACTGACTATTGATCCGATATATGGTGGCGTTTTTAATAAGGCAGAGGAGATAAAATTAACTTCAATTAAAGTTCATAGTTCAATGTCTAAGTTGATGCGTCGTGGTCGTTCATTCGTGATACAGGATGCAATGGATAAATTATCCTCAAAGTTAAAAGATCAAACACCAATTACTCTACAGCCTGGTGTGGGAGAGGCTGCTAAAAATTTGAATGATATATTATTTTGTAATTTTGAAAAGATTAATGAACAATTAAAGGATTATCTTGCAAAAAGTTTAGAGAATATGTTGGGATCTGTTTTAGATGTTCCCCTTTGTGGTGTTGAGAATTTTTTAGGTGACATGTTTGGTCAAATTAATAATATAATGGATACAGCAATGGGAGGCACATTTGATCAATTGAATAATATTGTAGGTGGTGGTATTGGTGCTCCAAGTGAAACATTCTCAAAAGCAATCAAGTTTGCAAATATTGTTAGCAGCACTCTTGATTGTGATGGACAAAATTGCCCACCATCTAATACTACTTTCTCTGGAAAAGGTGGAGTTGGATTAAATCCAGAAGATGCATTTGGTAATATACTCGATATTGCAGGGATAGGTGCTCTTAAAAATAAAGCAGAAGGTTTGAAAGACATGGTTGATGGTATAATTCCAGATATTAGTATTCCAGCGGTTCCAAAAGTTGATTGTAAAACTAATGTTCTTAAATGTGGCCCACCAAGAGTTGATTTCATTGGAAGTCCAGATGGTAAAGGTGCAAGTGGTGAAGCAATTGTAAATACACTTGGACAGGTAATTGGTGTTGCAATAACTGAGCCAGGATCAGGATATATAAATCCACCAGCACTTACATTTGTTGATGGTTGTGATAATGGTTATGGTGCTGGAGGTTATGTTCGTATGAAAAACGGATCAGTTGTAGATGTTGTAATTACAGATGGTGGTCAAGAGTATATACCAAATACAACGGAAACTGATATGGATGGTAATGTAAAAGAAGTTACTCCAGATCCAAATGGAAACTATTCTGGTGAGTCATCATATGTAACTTCATTATCAGATCTTGTTGTTGAGAACGCTGGTTTCGGTTATGATGAAACTGATACTGCTACAGTTGTGGGTGGTGTTAAAGATGCAGAAATTGAATTGAAAGTAATGAATGGTAGAATAGTGGGAGCAAACATCTTGAATGCTGGATTTGGATTTACAGAAATTCCAAAATTAAGAATAAATAGTGATACAGGAGCGTTAGCAAAATTATCACCAGTTCTTGAATTTACTAAAGTTGATGATGCAGCTCAGGTTGCTGATATAACTCAAGATGCTGTTGTAACCGTAATTGATTGTATAACAAAGTAAAAAATGTCAGATTTTACCCCAAAAGACGAAAAAAATTATGAGTCTGAGTCATATGAAAGACATACTCGATCAAGTGGTGACATGGACAGCATACATGGTATGTCAAACTATCAGATCACAACACAGGAAGGCCAATGTATGGGATTTTATGCCGATACTGGTCAGGGAAAAGGTGGTCAAGGTGGGCCTGGAACTGGTAAGTTTGTACTAAACACGCCAGGCATGGAAATGCATGTTGTTGGAAAAGGATTAAAAGTTCGAGATGAAGGTGACACGACCCAACTTCCAGCACACCAAACAATTGCAAAAAGGGGTGATGTATTTACTGTATGTGAAAATGGTGATGTTATAATTCGAGCAAGAAATATCATACTTGAAGCAAATGGTGCTGGTAATAAAGACGGTCAAGTTTTAATTAGTGCAAATAGATTATGTGATATTAAAGCACCAGACATTAAAGAACAATGTGAAAAAAAACTTTTGAGAGCAACACAGGAAATTGATACTCAAACAAGTTTAAATAAAAAGAAACAAAATTTTGATATCAATTTTAATACTGCTGATATGGATTTTGGAGCAAATGTTCAAACTATGGTAAATCAAATTAATAATAAATTACCAGAGGTGGGTAAGACGTTAGAATCAATTGAAAAGAAAGGAAAAGAATTGCTTCCTAAAGTAGAGGAACAACTTCAACAAGGTGTAGAATTTCTTCAAAGTGATGAGGCCGCAAATCTTATTGGAGGTCTTGCAAATACTGCTCAAACTATTGGTTCTGAACTTGAAGAATCAGGAGCTCTTGAGGACATAAAAAAAGAAGCAGAAGAGTTACAGAATCGATTCAAGGGAATATTTAATGATTTTGAAAATCAAGCTAAGAACCTTGCAGGCGAACTTGATACTGAAAAACTTGATAAGATTGAGGACAAACTTAAAAAGACTGCTGAAGGTTTTGGAGAGCAATTTGGAGGATTCTTCTAGTGTCAAATCTGCCAAGACAACAAGTAGATAAGATAGTTGTAGGAACGTTTGATACTTCACAGGAAATTGATACAAAGGATCAATCACCAACTGGAAGTCTTGTCGCAAATGGCCCTGTTGTGTGTGGAAATGTAAAACAGTTTGGTAACGATTATAGTGGGGTATTAAATGTAAGTTCAGATTCTTGTGAGCAAATACCATTTGATCAACAACCAAAATTAGATGTTAAGTTAGCACTTAATTCTGATGGTAATGTCAAAATTAATGGTGATACTAAAACTGCATTTGCTTTTGATGTCACTGGTGATACGTTATTAACTGGTAATGAACATATCACAGGCAAAGTTACAACAGATAGTACAATTAACGCCGTTGGAAATATCAATGGTGGTTCAGTGACTGATACTGGAGGAAATGTACTTTCTGCTAAAAAAGATTTTGATATCATTCACCCGACAAAAGAAGGATGGAGATTAAGACATGTTTGTTTAGAAGGGCCAGAGGCTGGTGTTTATTACCGAGGCAGACTCAAAGGTTCAAATATAATCGAACTACCATCATATTGGAAAGGTCTTGTTGATGAAAACACCATCACGGTTCAACTGCAACCAATCGGAAAAAATCAAAATCTTGTGATTGAAAGTTTCAATAGTGGATATGTTGTAATTGAAGTTGGTACAAATCAAGACTTTTTAACTGGTGAAATACTAATTGATTGTTTTTATCATGTATATGCTGAAAGAAAAGATGGTGAAAAACTAATTCCAGAGTATGAAGGAACAAGTATTGATGACTATCCTGGCGATAATTCACAATACACACATAATAAATAAGGTTCATAAATAAAACAGAAGAAAATTTGTACATAGCAAAATAAGATGCCTCTTTCAAGACTGGAGAATTTTCTAAAGAATATTCAAGGTAATGTTATCTACGTTGATCCCAATGAATTGGATGCGACTGACAGTATCGAGAATCAAGGAAACTCCCAAACACGACCATTTAAAACGATCCAAAGAGCTCTGATTGAAGCTGCTAGGTTTTCGTATGTTGCTGGACAGAGAAACGATAAGTTTGATTTAACCACCATCATCCTTGCTGCTGGTACGCACACGGTTGATAATAGGCCAGGATTTATACCTTATAATGAAAGTGGAAATGCAAGATATAAAACAAGATTTGGAGAAAGCAATCAAATATTAAGTCCATTTGGACTTGGTAGTAACTTTGATTTAACATCACCTGACAACGAACTATTCAAATTAAATAGTGTTCGTGGTGGTGTCATCATTCCAAGAGGCACATCAATTGTAGGTAAGGATCTCCGTAAGACAAAGATAAGACCAAAATATGTTCCCGATCCAGAGAATAATAATATAGATGGATCTGCGATATTCAGATTAACTGGTGCTTGTTATATTTCACAATTTACTATCTTTGATGGTGATCCATCAGGTAACGTATATAAGGATTACACAGGAAACTTATTTACACCAAGTTTCTCACACCACAAACTAACTTGTTTTGAGTATGCTGATGGTGCGAATGCTGTTCGTATTAATGATAGTTTCCTTGATTTAACCTCAACATCAACCGATCTTGATATGTATTATCAGAAGGTTGGTGATGTATATGACGCTGGTACAGGAAGACCAATTGAACCAGACTTCCCATCAGGTAGTCTTGATTTCCAGACAAGAGTTGAAGAGTATCGTATTGTAGGTTCAAAAGGACAACAGGTTGGTATCTCATCAATCAAGGCTGGTGATGGTGCAACTGCATCTACAACAGTTACAGTTGATTTAGATTCAACTCTTACAGATCTTTCAATCGATACACCTGTTCGTATCTCTGGTATTAGTACATCAGGATATAATGGTATCTTTGTTGTATCAGAAGTTGTATCAACTACACAGTTTAAATATGTGGTTGGTGCTGCACCAAACAACCCATTACCCACACTGACAAGTGCAAATGTGAATATTGAAGTTGATACAATCAACTCTGCTTCACCATACCTATTCAACCTATCCAAGAGATCTGTCTTTGGTATGAATGGTATTCACTTAGATGGTGCGAAGGTTACAGGATTTAAGAGTGGATTACTTGCACAATTTACTGGTAATGCACTTCAGAAAGATGATAAGGCATTTGTAAGATATAATTCAACATCAGGACAGTATGAAGATTATACAAGTGTAGATAACTTACACTTAGATCCATCAGCTGTTTATCGTCCAGAATATGAATCAACTCATGTTCGTGCATCAAACGATTCAATTGTTCAGGCAGTTTCAGTATTTGCAATCGGACATAAGAGTCAATATGTAGCAGATACAGGTGGTGAATTGTCACTTGCAAACTGTAATGCAAACTTTGGTGAAAATGCCTTGATGTCAGAGGGCTTCAAGAAGACTGCATTTACTCCAGACAATGCTGCATACATCACACATTTAATTCCACCAAAAGAGATTACAGATGGAAATGCAAATGTAGATTACCTTTCTCTTGATGTTGATAAGACAATTGGTGTAGGTACAGTCACAAGATTATACTTTGAAGGATTTGCAAACCAAGATGCACCACCACCTCATGTTGTAGATGGATATCGTTTTGGTGCTGCATTTGATGATAAGATAAGGTTACAATTAAATGTAAATGGAAATGAAGGTGATTTTGTTTCTAAAATTGTGATGCCAACTGAAACTGGTATTACAACTAATACAGGTGAGAAGAGATATGTAGTTGATAATGCTGTTGGTGTAAGTAGTATTAGTTCAAATATTATATCATTAAAGACTGATCACGAATTAATTACTGGTGAATCAATTCGTGTGATTGCAAATAATGGTTTCTTACCTGATGGATTGGAAGAAGATCAAGTTTATTTCACTATTAAGGGTAGTAACAATAATGATCTTAAGATTGCAAGAACATTAAATGACGCATTAGAAGGTACAGCACTTACAATTAACAACACTGGTGGAGAACTTGTAGTTGTCAGTCGTGTATCTGATAAGAAGTCTGGTGACATCGGACATCCAATCCAGTTTGATATTCCAAATAAAAACTGGTATGTAAATGTTTCAAATGCATCTGTAGATAATGAAATCTATCCTACATTTGTTGGTGTTGGAACAACTGCTCTTGGTGCAAATACACCAAAGTCTTATTTTATAAGAAAAGAAAATTCAAGAAGTCTTGAGGATTCAATCTATAAGTTTAGATATGTCATCCCTGCTGGTATTACAACTGCAAGACCACCAATCGAAGGTTATGTTTTACAGGAAACAAGTGATACAACTGGTTCAACTGATGGAGAGATCACAGCTACATCATTAACTAACATTGATGACCAAAGAAACTTCCACTTTATTAATGAAGCAAACTGGACAAACAACGTTGCGACAGTGATGTCAGAGGAACCACATAACTTAACTGTTGGTTCTGTTGTTAATGTTAATAAGATTACATCTGGTAATAATGCTACTGGTATTGGTAGTTCTGGTTTCAATGGAAGATTCTCAGTTATAGGTATCACAAGTGCAAGAGGATTCCAATATTCACTTAACTCAAATCCAGGCTCATCAACTCTAGATGCTCAGACAAGAACTGTAGATAATTTACCTAACTTCTCGAAGAATGAGTATGCACAGAGTTTCTACATCTATGAATCTGAAGAAGTCAAGGAACATATTACGGGAGAACAGGATGGTGTTTATCATTTAACATGCTTACATTATGATGTAAGACCAACTGTATCGCCATTCACGAACTATAAGTTCAGTCAGCCAGTCAAGGATCTTTATCCACAGGTTGATCGAGACAATCCAGAATCAGATCCAATTGCTGCAATCAGTCATGCTGTATCAAAAACAATTGGTAAGGTTGCATCAAGTGATCTGAAAGATAGTATCACAAGTGATACAAAGAATAAGTTCTTATTAGAGAATGGTATCAGTGTTGGAATCACAAGCGTTGTATCAGATAATGGTGCTGGTCTTGCTCATACTGCTTTCCTATCAGTTGAACATAATCTAAATTCAATTCTTTCTGTTGGTATTGGATCATCAGGTATAGGATATGGTGAAGGTTCTGCTACAACATTACATGGTGCAAAACTTGTTGGTGTTGGACTTGGTAGTACAGCTGGTGGTGGTGCAACTGCAAACATCACAATCGATGCTCGTGGTGGTATCACTGGAGTCACCATTGTAAATGGTGGTGGTGCATATGGTATTGGTAATTCTGTTCAAGTGGTTGGTGTCACGACTGCTGCTGGTCACGTTGTTGGTGTTCTAACAGTCACGAATGTTTATAGTGGAACCGACCAAGTTGTACAGATTGCTGGTATTCGATCTGATACAAACTTGAAACTTAACAATACGTTTAAAGTTACAGGAACGCCTGATTCAAGACAAGTATCATTTGCATCTACAGAGGTAATTGACTTTGGTAGAACACTTGGAGGAAGTAGTAATAATATTGTCGTTGGTTCTGCTGTATCAGATGCATCGATGTCATTTGTTGGCCCTGCAATTGGTGTTACCGCTATCTCATATGATATTACAACTGGTATTGCAACGGTTGGAACTGGTATCACTGCACACGGATTACTTGCTGGATCGAAAGTTAAATTGACTGGCGCTGGTCAAACTGCGTATCAAGGGGTCTTTATTGTTCAAGAAAACGTAGGACTTAATACATTTACAGTCAATCTTGGTGTATCGACTGTATCTGCACCAACTTTATCGGGAACTGTATTTGGATTCCCTGGCGGATATACATCAAATGATGGTGCGATTAGTGTTGATGATGAGAAGATTGGAAGTAGAATGTCAAGTCTCTTTGTTGGAATTACAACAACACTTTCATCTGGTATTACATCAACATCATCTTCAATCACTATCTCAGACGCAACTTCAAGTGGATTGAACATTGGTGACTACATCATGGTCAATGATGAGATGATGAGAATCAAGAACACATCAATCAACTCTGTATTCAGAGGTGTGTTTGGAACTAAATCAACAAACCACCCAACAGGAACACAGATTAAGAAAGTTCGTGTTGTCCCTGTTGAATCAAGAAGAAACTCACTCATTCGTGCTGCGAACCAAACATTTGAGTACGTTGGATTTGGTCAAGGTAACTACTCTGTTGCTTTACCAGAGAAACAAACGAAGGTTTTATCCACAGAAGATCGTAAGTTAGGTCAAACACAGAAACGTGGTGGAGGACAAAACTTCTATACTGGATTGAATGATGTTGGTGAATACTTCATTGGTAACAAGGTTATCAAAGGAACAACAGGTGAAGAAGAAATCTTTGATGCACCGATCACAACTGTCACAGGTGAAGGACATGACGTTGATAAAACAGAAACTGATGCACTCAAAGTTACTGGTGGTGCAAACAAAGATGTATTATCTGAGTTCAATGGCCCATCAATCTTCACCAATAAGGTAACATCCACATCTGTTGATGGTATTGAAGCAGTATCATTACAATTACAGGGTGATGGTAAGGTAGCTAGAAAGATTACAGTTGGAATTGCGACACCATCAGTCGGTGGTGCTGCTGGAGATGTGGTTCTCACCACTAAACCAGAAGAGAGTGGTTATGCTGGTTGGGTATTCACTACACAAAACACTTGGAGAAAGTTCGGTCTTGTATCCAAAGATGAGGATTCAGTTGTTGTAAGTGTCGATAAGTTCGGCATTGGCACCACAAATCCAACTCAAGAACTTGATGTTCGTGGTAGTGTTAATATCACAGGTGTTCTAACTGCAACTTCATATGGAAATATAAATTCATCTGGAATCGTAACTGCAACCGAGTTTGCTGGTGATGGATCTGCACTAACAGGTGTAATCGGAATTGGATCTGGTATCTCAATCTTTGATAGTGGAAGTTCAGTTGGAACTGCTGCAACAGTCAATTTCGGTGATAATCTTACAGTTCAGTTCTCTGCTGGTATCTCAACAATTGTAGGTGCTGCTGGAACATCAAATGTAAGAACAGGAATCTTAGATGTTGCTGGAGTCTCAACATTCAGAAGTAACTCTCTTGTTGGATCAGGAATAACCTTAAGTCCAGATGGAAATGTATTTGCAACTGGAGTTGTAACTGCAACGACCTTTAAAGGATCTCTCGCTGCGAGTAATTTGACTGGAGCTCTACCAGCAATAGATGGATCTGCATTAACAGGTATTGCAAACACCGCAAATGTAAGAACAGGTATTTTAGATGTCGCTGGTATTGCAACATTTAGAAGTGATGTGATTGTTGGAGCTGGTGTCACTATCAGTCCTAACGGAGACATATATGCAACTGGTATTACAACCTTTGCAAAACAAATTGTCGGTATTGCAACCAACAACCTTGTACCGTTCTTGTTCAATAATTACTCAGATCTACCATCCGCATCCACATATCATGGACAATTTGCTCATGTCCATGTTGCTGGTAAGGCATTCTATGCACATGCTGGTGCATGGTATGAGTTGATTAACAAAGGTGTAAATGGATTTGTAGGACTTGGAACTGAGAAATATAATGTTGGAGTCGTCACCACAGGAACATTGAATGTCGGAATGGCTGCAACGATTGGTATCGTTTCATTCTCATCCGCTGGTATCGTTACTGCAACATCTGGTATTGTTACATACTTTGGTGACACATCCAAGGCATCTGATGGTAGGTGGAATGTAACTGCATCTGGAACAAATCATTTTGTATTCGCTGGTATTGGAATCACTGCTGGTTTAGTCAATGATCCAACACTCTATCTTGCAAGAGGAAGAGTTTATGAGTTCGTGATGCAACAAGGTGGAACACATCCATTCCGTATTCAAAGCACATCAGGAACAGGAGGAACACCGTATCCACATGGAGTGTCACCTGATAATGGATCTGGTGCAACATCAGGAGTTCTTAGATTTGAAGTTCCAATGAATGCACCGAATACATTATTCTATCAATGTACATCGCATACAAACATGGTTGGAATACTTTCAGTTTATCCAGCAATCTAATCTGATAAATAAAAAGAAAAGGGTGGAGAGTGAAACCCAATGGCAGTAAATAAAAATTTTGTAGTCAAGAATGGCTTAGAGGTAGATAC